TATCTCGTCGATCCTATCAACCGCTGTCGGCGATGAAAGCATGTCGGCATGGCTTGACGAAGACACTATCCGCGTCGCGGAGTATTTCTATTATAAGCGCAAGCGCGAGACGCTGAACCTGTACCCAGACAACGTCACGGCGTTCAAAGATACGCCAATGGATAAGCAACTGCGCGCCATGTACGGCAAGCCTGTCCGCACACGCGAAGTAGACCGCAAAAAAGTCATGTGGATGAAGACCAATGGCTATGATGTGCTTGACGAACGCGAATGGCCGGGCAGTTGGATACCTGTCGTGCGCGTCGTAGGCAACGAATTTGAAGTGCAAGGCCAAATTTATGTATCTGGTCTGGTGCGGAACGCAAAAGACGCGCAGCGTATGTACAACTACTGGACTAGCCAAGAAGCAGAAATGCTTGCGCTGGCGCCAAAAGCACCCTTTATTGCGTATGGCGGCCAGTTTGAAGGCTACGAGAACCAGTGGAAGACTGCCAACACGACCAACTGGCCGTATTTGGAAGTCAACCCAGACGTTACAGACGGCGCTGGGAACGTATTACCGCTCCCGCAGCGTGCAGCACCCCCGCTGCCGCAAACAGGTCTGATACAGGCTAAAATGGGCGCTGGTGAGGACATCAAGTCCACCACCGGCCAGTATGACGCCTCATTGGGTCAACAAGGCAACGAACGGTCTGCAAAAGCCATCGTCGCACGCGAAAAGCAGGGCGATGTCGGCACGTACCACTATGTAGATAACTTAGCCCGTGCGATCCGTCACATTACCCGCCAGCTTGTCGATATTATCCCTAAGATTTACGACACACAGCGCATCGCGCGCATCATCGGCGTTGATGGCGAAGTCAGCATGGTCAAAATGGACCCAATGCAGCAAGAGCCTGTCAAGGAAATTCGTGACCAAAATGGCGGACTGATCGAAAAAATCTACAACCCGTCAATCGGCACATATGACGTTATGGTCACTACTGGCCCCGGCTACATGACCAAGCGTCAAGAAGCACTCGACGCCATGTCGATGATTCTGCAATCCAACCCGCAGCTTTGGACTGTGGCCGGCGATCTGTTCATTAAGAACATGGATTGGCCCGGAGCGCAGGAAATGGCGAAGCGGTTTAAGAAAATCCTTGACCCGAAAGTCTTGGAAGAAGGCGACCAATCGCCAGAAATCATGGCTGCCAAGCAACAGATTGAAGCCTTGTCGCAAGAACTCAACCGCGTCTCTGACATCATGGAGAATATCCAAGATAGCGCAGAACAGCAGAAAATCTCCATCGACAGGTACAAGGCTGAAGTGCAGGCTTACGAAGCCGAAACCAAGCGCATCTCTGCTGTACAAAACAGCATGACACCTGAGCAAATTCAGGATATTGTCATGGGTACGATTGCAGGCGCGCTGGATACAGGCGACTTGATCGGCGGTTCACCTGAAATGCGCGAAGTACCGCAAATGGAAGAACAGATGCAGCAAGCCCCTGAGATGGGTGAGCAGCCTGAAATGCCAATGGAAATGCCCGAACAAGCCCCTGAAGGAATGATGTAATGAGTTGCGCTGATTTTATAGGTACACTGTTTCTTGCGCGCGATGTGGCTCACTCGACGCACCTGAACACGCGCAGCTTTGCCAAGCACTCCGCTTTGAACACGTTTTACGACGAAGTCATCGAACTGGCGGACAAATTTGCCGAAGCGTACCAAGGAAAATATGGCCTAATCGGTCCTATTTCGCTCATGTCGGCTAAGAAGACTAACAACATTGTCGAGTTTCTTGAAGGTCAGGTAGACGAACTTGAGGAAATGCGGTATAAAGTCGTCGATAAGGAGTGTACCCCACTCCAAAACATTATCGACGAAATTTTTGGGTTGTATTATTCAACCTTATACAAACTTAAATTTTTGGCTTAGGATAATATGTATGTCTGCTACTTTTGTATCTCTGTCTGCTACCACGCAAGTCAAGGTTGGTCTTGGTAAACTGAAAGGTATTTTTGTATCTTCAGGCACTACCCCTACTATTGCTGTTTACGACTCCGCAACGGCGTCTACCGCTGATCCAATTATATTAAACACTTTTACAGCGGCTGCCCCCGGCAACTACGTGTTTACTGGCGACGCAGACGGCGTAGGTTTTAGCAAGGGTTTGTATGTCGTTATTGGTGGCACAACACCTAAAGTTTCTGTTTTTTACGAGTAATATCATAATTAACATATTACTTTTAACGTGTAAGGACAGTTTATGTCAGTATTTCTTTCCCCTTTAGGCGGCGCCGGCGCGCAGTTTTTTGATAATAACGGCGTTATTCTGACGGGCGGCAAGATTTACACTTACGCAGCCGGCACATCTACACCGCAAACATCTTACACTAGTTCGTCAGGTGCTACGGCGCACGCAAACCCTATCGTTTTGGATAGTGCAGGGCGCGTACCGGGTGGTGAGATTTGGTTGACTGACGGTCTGGTATATAAGTTTGTCATCGAAACATCGGCAGCGGTTTTACTTGGTACATACGACAATATATCAGGCATAAACGCGGTACAGCTTAACGCCGAATTTGTGGTTTACGATCCGCCATTTACAGGTGGTGTTGCTACAACCGTTGAAGACAAGCTGGCCCAATACGTTTCAGTCAAGGATTTTGGCGCTGTTGGCGATGGCGTAACTGATGATACCGCAGCTATTCAAGCCGCACTTAACACCAATCTTAGCGTTCTTTTACCTGTTGGTAATTATTACGTTACCGACATGGTGCTTATGAACAATGGTCAAAAATTGTATGGCGAAGGTCGTACAGTTTCTATGTTTATTATTAAAAACGATTTTAATTTGTTGGCGGACGGCGTTATTCAAATTGGTTCTGCGGAACCCGGCGCTGAAATTTATGATGTAGGCTTTAATTTTGAGCAAGCCGACCAAGCAGTTCGCGCCAACGTCACGCAATACCCCCCTGCAATTACCGCCCCCGCGGTTCCACGCTACATTATTGATCGCGTGCGTATTGAAGCTGCTTGGGATGGTATCCGCGCTATCGGCAACAGCGGCGGCGCTTATATTGGGTTTGTTGAAATTGGTGCGCTCAATAGAGGTATTGAAATAGACGGATCACTTGATTTTGTTCACGGCCAAGTTTGGCATTTTTGGCCTTTTGGCATTTTTGGCACTACCAATCTTATCGACGTTTATTACGACGGAGATACCATTGCTACACACGTTGGCCGATGCGATGGGTTCGCGGTAGACGAATTATCTTCGTTTAGCGGCCAAGTAGTCTTTACGACTAATATGGCTGATGCAATTCCTGCTGAAATTAACACCCTTCAACTTGATAACGATGGCGCTCGTTTGCTGGTGCAAGGTGGCCGCGTATCGGTGGGGCAGTCTTATTCCACAAAATCGGCAGCAGCAAGCGATCCTAGCGTTGAAGTTACTGGAACAGGTGTCTGTATTCTCAACCAGCATTTTATCTCGTCAAACTTAGCGGGCTATGAGTTACACGCTAACGGCGGAACGCTTATTGTTAACGGTGGGCATTTTACGTTTGTTAACACGACTAATCAGCTTTGCCGAGTTAGTTTTGGCGAGCTAACACTTAACAACGTATATTTTGACCCCGCCCCCGGCGCCGTATACACGCAACCACACGTTGCTCAAGCAGGCGGCTACCTGTCTGTAGTCGGCTGTGAATGGGCCAATGTTGGTCTTGGTTCTGGCGTAACCGTTTTTTACACTAGCGATGAAGTTGGCAATCGCTGTACTAGCAACAATTTTGGTGGGTGGACTTATTCTCCACCATCCTTTCCCAACGGAAATGGACAGTACGGCCAGAATAACTGGACTAATAACTATATCTATAACGGCGATTTTATAGGCGTTACAAAATACCGTTATTTAAGCGGCACTTCGGATGCGCTGGGTGATTTTTCCATCGCGCATGGTATTATAAACGCGCAATTAAAAGTGTTAACTGCTTCCGCATGGTATCAAGGCCCAAGCAACGAAGCTATTCCTGCAATCATTGATTCGATAGATGGAACCACCGTCGTTGTTTCTGGGGCAGGTAATACCGACAAAGTGCGTGTTGTGATACAATGGTCAAATTACGACGATGCAACTTGGTAAGCACACTAAGTCAACAAGATTGCCAGACTGCATCAAATGATGTAGTCTAGCCACCAACCGTACTGATGCGGCTCATCAGGAACTCTTTAAGGGTTAAACATGGACGATAATGTCTTTACCGAAGCGGATGCCTCCGCGCCAGAACTCGAAGCCACGGCAGCAATCGAGCCTGTAGAAAACACGACGCCGGAAGAGCAGTCTGCTGAGCAGGAAGCGCCTAAGACTTTTTCACAAGAAGACTTGGACGCCATCGTAGGCAAACGACTCGCAAGAGAGCAGCGTAAATGGGAACGCGAACAGGCTCAAAGAGCAGAGGAAATGCAGGCACGGCAGCAGCCGATCCACGACATAACCCCTGATCAATTTGAGACTTATGAGGATTACGCAGAGGTTTTGGCCGAACGTAAAGCCGAAGAACTGCTGGCACGCCGTGAAAAGGATAGCCAGCAACGTGCAATGCTAGAGTCTTATCACGAACGTGAAGAGGCGGCGCGGGACAAATATGATGATTTTGAACAAGTCGCATACAACCCCAACCTTCCGATCACCGACGCGATGGCACTAGCAATACAAGCGTCCGATATTGGTCCCGACGTGATTTATCACTTAGGGCTTAACCAAAAAGACGCCCAGCGTATTTCGCGTATGGACCCCATTTTGCAAGCTAGGGAAATTGGTATGATCGAGGCGCGGCTTTCAGCCGAGCCTACGTTCAAAAAAACCTCCAACGCCCCGGCACCGATTGCACCTGTCAACGCCCGCACCGCTGGTGCGCCAACATTTGATACGACAGACCCACGGTCAGTAAAGTCCATGAGTACGTCAGATTGGATTGAGGCAGAAAGGCTACGGCAGATCAAGAAGTACGAGGCACAACGCAACCGATAATTTAGGATTATTTCCATGAGTAACTCGATTTTAACCATCGACATGATCACGCGCAAGGCGCTTGAGATTCTCGAAAACAACCTTGTTCTTACACGTAACGTAAACCGTCAGTACGACGACAGCTTTGCTGTTGAAGGTGCTAAAATTGGTTCAACCCTGCGTATCCGTCTTCCAGACCGCGCACTTGTAACTGATGGCGCAGCCCTTCAGGTACAGGACGACAACGAGCAGTTCACAACTCTGACCGTTGCCAACCAGAAGCACATCGGCGTCAACTTCACGACTGCTGAATTGACCATGCAGTTGGACGACTTCGCAGAGCGTGTTCTGAAGCCACGTATCTCGCAGCTTGCTTCGAGCATCGACGCTGACGTTGCAAACGCGTATGCAACCATCGGTAACACTGTCGGCACGCCCGGCACTACGCCATCGACTTCGGCTGTTCTTCTTGCTGCACAGCAGAAGCTCAACGAAAACGCTGCCGTGATGTCGCCACGTTATGCCACTGTCAACCCAGCCGCTAACGCTGGTTTGGTCGAAGGCATGAAGGGTCTTTTCAACCCAACCGACACTGTCAGCAAGCAGTTCAAGAACGGCATGATGGGTACTGGCGTACTTGGTTTCGAAGAAATCAATATGTCGCAGTCCATCAAGCAGTTCACCACTGGTTCGCGTACTGCAACTGGCGGCACGACTTCGGCTGCTGTCACGTCGGAAGGCGCGACCACCATCGCCATCACTGGCGCTGGCGCGGCTGGCACTGTAAAGGCTGGTGACGTGTTCACTGTAGCTGACTGCTTTGCTGTCAACCCGCAAACTCGTGAAAGCACTGGTTCGTTGTTCCAGTTCGTTGCGTTGGCTGATGTCACACTCAACGGCTCTGGCGCAGGCAGCATCACTGTTGCACCGATTTACTCGGCTGCACACGCGCTTGCCACCGTCAACACACTGCCCGGCAACAGCAAGGCAATCGTGTTCGTCGGCGCGGCTTCTACGCAATACGCGCAGAACCTCGTATACCACAAGGACGCTATCACCTTTGCAACAGCCGATCTTCTGCTCCCACAGGGCGTAGATATGGCTTCGCGTCAGGTGCATAACGGCATCTCGCTCCGCGTTGTTCGTCAGTACGACATCAACAACGACCGTATGCCTTGCCGTATCGACGTTCTGTATGGCTACAGCACGATCCGTCCGCAGATGGCCTGCCGTCTCTGGGGTTAACCTAATACCGGCCCCCAGTTCGCTGGGGGCCAAACATTTTAAAGGATTTATAATATGGCTATTCTACCTAATGGCGCCGGCGGTTATCAAGTTGGCGACGGCAACCTCGGCGAAGTCACGCTGGGCGTATCCGCAATCCCTACTGCGTACACCGCGGGTGCTACACTGACGACTGCCGATTTGGCTGGCGGCGCCGTTGTATACACGTCAAGCAGCACTGCTGACCTTGCGCTTCCTGCTGTTAGCGTTGTTGACGCTGACGTTAGCAGCGCCAAAGTTAACTCGTCGTTTGAGTTTGCTTTGATTGCTACCAGCACCGGCGTTCCTACCATCACGGCTGGCACAGGCTGGACGTTGGTTGGTTCCGGCGCAGGCGTTGCATCCAAGAGCGTATTGTTCCGTGCTGTTAAAACCAGCGCGACAACGTACAATCTGTACCGCATCGCTGGCTAATAGGTTTGCCTCGGCTACGGTCGGGGCATCCTTTTCAGGAGAAAATCAATGGCTAATACAAAATCTATTGGTGTTGCTTTCCTCGACCAAGATATTATTGGCGCACAATATCTCTTGAGCGATGAGCAATTCGGCTACACCGCCGCAGCCCAAGGTACGGTTACGCAAGCTACCAGCAAGTCAACCGCAGTCACGCTGAACAAGCCGGCTGGCGTAATCACGATGAACAACGCGTCGTTGGCTACTGCCACTAACGCTACGTTCACGCTGAACAACAGCTTCATTTCTGCAAATGACACTGTTATTTTGACTATCTCTGGCGGTCAGGCGACCCCCGGATCATACAACGTGTTTGCTAATGGGCTGACCGCTGGTTCTGTCAGCATCAGCCTGCGCAACATTTCTGGCGGTTCGCTGTCAGAAGCAGTAGTGATTAACTTTGCGATCATCCACTGCGCTTAACTAATTTGGGCGGCTTTCGGGCCGTCCATTTTTAAAGGTTTTTTATGGCTGTTATCTATCTTGTTCACGATGTCCACGGGGCAAAAGTCGCTATTTCAGAAGAAGAAGCGATTTATGATGAAGATTTCGGCTGGGAACGCTATAATCCTGACGTGCCTGTAAAGGCGTCAATCAACGAAATGCCGGTAGCCAAAAGCCGCCGCAAAGCGCAGGAAGACTAATCAATGGCAACTGCTGGTGACATAATTAATGGTTCGCTTAGACTGCTAGGTGTTCTAGCAGAAGGTGAAGTCCCATCGGCTGAAACGTCGCAGGACGCACTGCGCGCCATGAACCAGATGATTGATAGCTGGAACACTGAGCGCCTCGCGGTCTACTCGACGCAAGACCAAGTGTTTACATGGCCGTCAGGTCAGCTTTCGCGCACGCTGGGGCCAACAGGCAACTTTGTCGGCAACCGCCCAGTGCTGCTTGATGACAGCACCTATTTCAAAGACCCCGGCACTGGCGTCAGCTACGGCATCAAATTCATCAACCAGCAGCAGTATAACGGTATCGCGGTCAAGACCGTCACATCGACATACCCGCAAGTCATCTTCATCAACATGACGTTCCCCGACATTGAGATGTACATCTATCCGCGCCCGACGCGCGATCTAGAATGGCATTTTATTTCTGTTGAGGAACTAACCCAGCCTGCAACGCTGGCGACAGTACTGCATTTCCCGCCCGGCTATCTGCGTGCGTTCCGCTATAACTTGGCGTGCGAAATGGCGCCTGAGTTTGGTGAGGAGCCATCGGCACAGGTTCGCCGCATTGCCATGTCCTCGAAGCGTAACATCAAGCGCATCAACAACCCTGATGACATCATGTCCATACCGTACAGCCTCATTGCTTCACGCCAGCGGTTTAACATCTACGCTGGGAACTACTAATGAAGACGCCGATCCTTGGGTCGGCGTATGTCGCTAGAAGCGTCAACGCCGCCGACAACCGCATGGTCAACCTGTTTCCTGAGATTGTCCCCGAAGGCGGCAAGGAACCAGCTTTTCTTCAGCGCGCACCGGGGCTAACTACACTAGCCACCATTGGCAACGGCCCTATTCGCGGGATGTGGACGTTTGGTAGCTATGGTTACGCCGTGTCAGGTTCCACGCTGTATCGCATAGACAGCAACTGGAACGCGGTTGCCAAAGGCAATGTAGGCGGCACTGGCCCTGTCAGCATGGCTGACAATGGCACACAGCTATTTATTGCGGCCAATCCGCAAGGATACATCTACAACGTCAGTACCAACGTGTTCCAGCAAATCACCGACCCTGACTTCCCCGGCGCAAGCACGGTCGGCTACATCGACGGTTATTTTACGTTTAATGAGCCTAACAGCCAGAAAATCTGGGTCACGCAGCTACTGGACGGAACCAGTGTTGACCCACTGGAGTTTGCCAGCGCGGAAGGTAACCCCGACAATGTCGTTGCGGTCTTTGTAGACCACCGCGAAGTCTGGGTGTTTGGCACAAACTCAACCGAAGTTTGGTACGACGCAGGGCTTCTCGACTTTCCGCTAACCCGTATCCAAGGCGCGTTTAACGAACTAGGCTGCGCCGCTCCTTACAGCATCGCTAAGATGGATAACCAAGTCTATTGGCTAGGCAAGGACGCACGCGGCCAAGGCATCGTTTACAAGGCCGCTGGCTACATTGGTCAGCGCGTGTCTACGCACGCTATCGAATGGCAGATGCAAGAGTATGCTGACCTGACAGACGCTGTTGGCTACACGTATCAGCAGGACGGCCACAGCTTCTACGTCCTGAACTTCCCCAGCGCCAACACCACATGGGTGTACGATGTTGCTACCGGCGCATGGCATGAGCGCGCATCACTTAATAACGGCGATTTTAATCGTCACCGCGCCAATAGTCAGATGTTCTTTAACGATACTACCGTTGTAGGGGACTATCAGAACGGCAAGATTTATGGTTTTGACCTAAACGTGTACGCTGATGACGGCGCGCCGCAGAAATGGCTGCGGTCATGGCGGGCGCTTCCAACGGGCGCTAACAACCTCACACGTACCATCCAGCACGCGCTGCAACTTGACTGCGAGACAGGCGTGGGCCTAAACAGCGGCCAAGGCAGCGACCCGCAAGTTATGCTGCGCTTTTCTGATGACGGCGGCCACACATGGTCTAACGAACATTGGAAATCTATGGGAGCTATCGGCAAATACGGAAAGCGCACCATTTGGCGCCGTCTTGGCGCAACGATGAAGATACGCGACCGCGTCTATGAAGTGTCTGGCACAGACCCTGTACGAATTTACATTATGGGCGCTGAACTAGCTATTAGTGGAACGAGCGCCTGATGGCACTTGCGCCGATCAACCCTACCCAGTTAACGCCGCCGCGCGTCGCCTTTATTGACGAACGGTCGGGCGCGATTAGCCGTGAATGGTATCGGTTCTTTCTGTCGCTGCTGACAGCTACGCAGACCAACCAAGATGAAGTTGCGCTGGCGCCAGACACAGCGTCGTTGTTGGCTACATATGACGCCATGTTGGCGTCTGCAACGCAAACATTTGAAATTGCTTCTGACGGTATGGTGGCAAGCCTAGAGAGCAGCCTAAACAGTCTGCAAAATGCTTTTGGTGTTACGCCGCCCGATCTCGGCGGCACTGTCACTTCGGTTGCTGCGTCTGGTGGAACAACCGGCCTGACCTTTACTGGATCGCCAATTACGACAAGCGGAACACTTACGCTTGGCGGCACACTGGCTGTAGCTAGTGGCGGCACAGGGCAGGCTTCATACACAAATGGGCAGTTGCTAATTGGCAACACCACTGGCAACACGCTTACTCCAGCCACGCTTACTGCTGGTACAAACATCAGCATCACAAACGGCGCTGGCTCAATTACTATCAATGCTACGGATGCGTTTGTTGGGACAGTCACAAGCGTTTCAGTCGTGTCCGCAAATGGCTTTGCTGGAACCGTTGCCACTGCGACCACAACTCCTGCAATCACCTTATCCACTTCAGTTACTGGTCTGGTAAAAGGTAACGGAACTGCGCTGTCGGCAGCGGTCGCCGCAACTGACTACGTTGCGCCTAGCGCCTACGCATCTGCAAATGGCCTGACAATGGCTACCAGCCGTCTGCTAGGGCGCACTACCGCCAGCACAGGCGCAGCCGAAGAGATTAGCGTAGCTGGCGGTTTGACGTTATCTGCCGGCGTTTTGACCGGCGCGTCAGGTACAGTTACCAGCGTCACAGGGACATCGCCCGTCGTATCCAGCGGCGGTACAACCCCCGCCATCAGTATGCCTGCCGCAACAACATCAGTTAACGGCTACCTTACAAGCACCGATTGGACTACATTTAACAACAAAGGTTCAGGAACTGTCACCAGCGTTAGCGGTACGGGAACTGTCAACGGCATTACGCTTACAGGAACGGTAACGTCTTCAGGATCGCTTACGCTTGGCGGAACGCTGTCTGGCGTCAGCCTTACAACGCAAGTCTCAGGCACACTCCCTATCGCTAATGGCGGTACTAATGGAACATCTGCTCCAACGGCAGGGGCTGTGCCTTATGGAACAGGCACGGCATATGCGTTTACGGCTGCTGGAACATCTGGACAAGTGCTTACATCGGCAGGGGCTGGCGTTCCTACATGGACAACGCCCACCACAGGTACGGTCACCAGTGTCAGCGGCACAGGCACGGTAAACGGAATTACGCTTACGGGAACTGTGACTAGCACTGGCTCACTAACACTTGGCGGAACATTGTCTGGCGTCAGTCTTACCACTCAGGTGTCTGGTACGCTGCCCGTTGCAAACGGCGGGACAGGTACGGCCACTGCATTCACCGCTGGCTCCGTTGTGTTTGCTGGGGCATCTGGCGTATATACGCAGGACAACGCAAGTTTATTCTTTGATGATACAAACAATCGGCTTGGACTTGGCACAGCTACGCCAGCGAGTAAGCTGGATATTGCTACAGGTGATTTGCGTTTCAGCGGCACTGGGCAGCGCATTCTTGGCGATATGTCAAACGGGACACTTACTAATCGTCTTTCATTCCAGACCACTACAGCCAACGCCGCTACGGTATTGCACATTATCCCAAATGGTAGTGGAACTGTCGCTGGCTTTAAGGCTGAAAGTGACTCGACTTTTGCTAATAGTTCAGTAGCATCGCTAGATATTTTGGGTGGTGGCGACGCGCGCATTACATCAGGTATTCGCGGAGCAGGAACGTATCTGCCTTTGACGTTTTACACGGGCGGTTCTGAACGTGTGCGGATCGACACTAGCGGCAACGTAGGAATCGGCACAACCACTCCTGCGGGAAAACAACACACCCAGCTTGCGACATCTTTTGCTTGGGGCGGGGCTTGGAATTCAGGCGTTGCAGCTTTTGGTGGCGCTACATCACTAACTGGCGCGATAGCAATCAGCTACAATGATACTGATGGAGGAGCCATCGGGTCTATTATTCCCGGCGTCGCGTGGAAACCGATAAAAATTTATTCGGACTTTTTTACTATTGGCACAGGCGGCACAACTGAACGTGTGCGCGTGGATAGCAGTGGTAACGTGGGCATCGGAACTACGGCAAACGCTTCAGCAATTCTAGATGTGCAATCGACTACCAAAGGCTTCCGCCTACCTAACATGACAACCGTTCAAAAGAACGCCATAGCTGGCCCTGCCGCTGGTCTTATGGTATTTGATACTACGCTTGCCAAAGCCTGTGTATATAGTGGGGCAGCTTGGCAAACGATTACTTCGATATAAGGAATAAGATATGGCCGTATCTATCAGTAACATCATCCCCGCTAAGACAGCGGAAGCAACTCAAGTTACGCAGTACACGTCGAATGGCGTGCAGACGATCATCGACAAGTTTACGGCTACGAATTATTCGGCGTCGGCAGCAACAATCAGCGTCAACCTTGTCACGGCTGCGGGTACAGCGGGCAATGACAACTTGATTGTCAAGACCAAAACGCTCCAGCCATCAGAAACGTATACGTTTCCTGAACTGGTAGGCCATGTGCTACCTAACAATGGTTTCATCAGCACCATCGCTGGCACGGCATCAGCCATCAACATCCGCGCGTCAGGCCGTCTGGTTAGCTAATGTCCGTAACAGTGCGCGCCGCCACTATTGATGATATGCCAAGCTACATGGACTTGGCGGCGGCGTTTGTTGCGACAACACCTATTAGCCACATAGTCCCGTTCGACCGCGAAGGTACTGCCGCGTTTGTCGAAGGCGCGCTAGACAACGAGAACATGATTGTTTTGGTAGCGGAAGACGCAGGCGAACTGATTGGCATTACCGCGGCGATTGCGTACCCCATGTATTTCAATCCTGCAAAGCTAGTAGCGCAGGAGTTATGGTGGTATATTAAACCAGAAGCACGGGGTGGAGTAGCATCAAAATTGCTATTCCAAGAGATAGAAAAATGGGGTAAGGGTAAGCAGGCAGAAGCTATGTTTATGGTTGCGCTAGACAACGACCGCGTTGAGACTATGGTGAAAATGTACGGGCGTTTAGGGTATGCACCCACAGAACGTGTGTTCGTAAAGGGATTAAACTAATGGCAATTACCACAGGCATGGCAATAGCCGCCGGCGTATCCGCCGCCGCTTCATTAGCGGGCGGCGCGATGGCAAGCAGCGCGGCTAAAAAAGCAGCTAAAACGCAAGAGCAGGCCGCGCGCGACGCAACCGCAGCGCAGGAGCGTATGTTCCAGCGGCAGACGGAACTGCAAGAGCCGTTTCGCCAAGGTGGTTTAACAGCACAGCAAGAGATTATGCAGTTGCTGGGCATCGGCGGCGACAAGACCGCCGCTGGCTACGGCAGCATGGCAAAAGCCTTTGGCACCGATCAATTCCAGCAAGACCCCGGCTATGCTTTCCGCCAAGCGGAAGGCATGAAGGCGCTAGAGCGGTCGGCAGCCGCGCGCGGCAATCTGCTGTCCGGCTCCACCTTGAAAGGTGTGCAGCGTTTCGGCCAAGACTTAGCCAGCCAAGAATATCAGAACGCATTTAACCGCTATCAGGTCGAGCGATCAGCGCGCCTTAATCCGCTGCAATCGCTGATGGGATCAGGTCAATCAGCAACTAACGTGCTTACGGGCGCCGCAGGTCAAATGGGCCAGAACGAAGCGTCGAACATCTACAACGCAGGGCAAGCCCGCGCGTCTGGCTACATCGGTCAGGGTAACGCGCTGAACCAAGCCCTTGGTCAAGTCGCTGGCATCGCAGGGCAGCTACCCATGCAGAACGCTATGATGGACTATTACCGCAGCGGTATGCCCGGTCGGACTGGCAGTGGTACACCTGTTAAACCGCCAAGTCCAAGCGCCCCTCGCGCGCCTTTTTAACCGTTATATTTCTTTTGTGGATTAAACCATGCCAAACCAAATGATAGCCCTTCAAGCGCGCAACCCACAGCTTCCTGATCCAGCGCGGATTACGGCGCAGTACGCGAACATGATGAACACCGCAGCACAGCAGCGCGCGTCGCAGCTTCAGGGTGAGCGTTTGCGTCAGGAAATGGACTATGCGCGGGCGGGTGAAGAGCGCGCGCAAGAAACGCAAAGACTGAATGTGCGTAAAGAAGACCAAGCCTTCCGCGTTGCAGGGATGACAGAACTTCGCAACCGAGGCGTAGGCGTGCTAAAATCTGGGTCAGAAGAAGCATATCAGCTTTGGCTTAAGCAGGCAGACGCTATTGATCCTGACTCCGCGGCGGTCATACGTCAAATTTCCCCTACGCTTGGTGATGGTAAAGCACTGCAATTTGCTATTACGAAAGCCGACGAGTTTATTGCAAATAACACCTCGAAGCGGCGGACAGAGATAATATACGACAAAAATGGCTTCCCCATAGAAGTGCAAACCGGCGGCGATACGCCATTTGAAGCTACGCCTATAATCGTGACAAATGTACGCGACGTAAATCAGCCGCCCCACGCAACGCCAACAACGGCGCCAGCAGCCGAACCGGCCAACCCTTTTGCGCCCGGCTACCAACCAAATAGCGCCGCCGCCAATCCAAATTCGCTTGGTCTGGTCATAGACTCCGCGTTGGAAACCGGCGTCATGTCCAAATCCGATTACGATAAACTCCTTTCGATTGCACCTCCCGAAAGCCGCGCCAAGATTGCAGCGTGGGTGCAGCAAAACAACGTCCAAATAATGTCTGATATGTCTGGCGTAACAGACAATCAAATGCGTGGCGAACCAGCGGCTGATTTTCAGACTACGCCTATGGCGTATGACGGCCAGACACCTCAGTCGCAGTTTGCTGTTATGCGCGGTGAGCCGATGCAATCGCAGACCGCTGGTCTACGCGGCGCACCGCCTATGGAACAGACGCTGGCGCAGTATAGGGTCGGCGACCCAATTCAAGGTAAAAACCCAAGCGTAGGGGCGCTGCCCGGCTCATCACAAGTGCCATTGTCGCGCCTCGGCGCAGAAGCGCAAGTGCAGCGTGAGTCACCCGCAGAAGCCGCGGCTAAAACCCGCGCAACTAAAACTGTAGAGATGGAAATGGCGCCGGAGATTGCGAAGGCGACTAAGGCAGCAGAGCGCGCTATCGAATTAAAGTCAGAAGCAACAAAAGCAAAATACACCACGGAGTCATTGCTTAACGATCTAGCCGACCGCATCAACACTGTAGATCGGCTGTTGCGTAACCGCAACCGTTTCTCAATTGTCGGTCCGATTGAAGGTAACCTACCTAGACTTATGCAGTTCGGCCCCCGCGCTGACGCACAGGCTGCTTTTGATAAGATCAAAAACACCGCTACACTTACGTCGTTGATTGATATGCGTAAGTCTACTGAAACTGGCGCATCGCCGGTCGGCGCTAACCCGACCGATAAGGACGCCAAAATCGTAGAGCAAGCGGCCAGCGAGTTAATTCAGACAGGCGAACCATCTAAGTTTGACGCTAATCTATTAGATATTCGTCGGAAACTGTACCGCACATTTGTAAGCGCCCAGCGCGAATATGATGGCGTGTACGGCGATGTACTGAAGGATAACCCACGGCTGCGGTTAGTAGCGCCGAAGGTTTCTGACCGCTACTTAAGTTCTAAAGACTTACCCAAGCAAAAAACACCGGTCAAGACGCCGACCAGCAGGCTTTCAGCGGAAACCCGCGCAAAATATGGACTATAAAACATGGCGACTATAGCGCAATTAGAAGCCGCTTTGATGAAAGCCGATGCCGCTGGCGATGACGCGGCGGCGCGTGAAATTGCGGCGGAGATTAAACGTACTCGCGTTAAGGAGACGCCTAAACAACGCTACGCAAGGCAGCAGGCGAAACAGCGTGCGGACGAGAAGAGCGCGCTGCGCGCCACTGGCAGTAAGATTGCGTCTGCCGTATCTGGGTTTGGGAGCGGGCTAAAACCGATTGCTGAAAAGCTAGATTACCTTAACCCGCTATCTTACATTCCCGACCCTTTTACATCTAAAGAAGAAAGGGCCGCTACCGAAAAACGGCTGGCGACCTACGCTGCTGAACGGCAGCAGGCTAACCCCATGACCTTTGCTGGCGGCAAACTCGGCGGCGAAATTGTAGGGACACTTCCGCTCACGATGGGCGGCGGTGTAATTATTCAAGGTGGTGGCCGACTGCTTACCAAAGTCGCGCCACGTCTAGGCCCTGTGGTAGAAAAATTTGGTCGCGCGGTTACCTCCGGCGGCACGCGGGTAGCTAAACCAACTAAGGCGGCAGTAAAAGAAGGCAAGATTATAGCCGGATTGCGCAAGGCGCGTGTCGGGCTTCGTGCTGCTGGCGGTTCTGTTTCAAGCCTTATAGCTGCTGCCGCTACCGATCAAGATTTGACGGACGCCGCATTGGCCGGTGCCATCGTGCCTGTCCTTGGGCATATCCTCAAGTTTGGCGCGGGTAAAACATATGATATTCTAGCTGGCCGCGCTGGGCCAGTGGAAGCCGCTCGAATTTTGCGTGAAGTCATAAGTGACAACGCAACTCAAATTGAGAAGGCACTGCGAAATTCACCGAAGAAAATCAAAGCCAACACGGCTGAGTTTCTGGCGTCGCGTGGGTTGCTCACGCCTGAATTGGCCGCGGCTACCCAGATTGCAAGCGGAAGCACCGAAAGCGGTGCCCTTCTCCGTGTAGCGCAACAGCGCGCCGCGAGGCAAAACCGTATGCGTAATTTTATCAGCGGCGGCAAAACCCAAACGGAAGCAGTAAGCAACATAGCGGAAACTAAGGGAGCGTTGCAGGCTGCGACAGGACCGAAACGCGAAGCAAACCTTCAGGCTGCAAACGCGGGCTTACCGCCTTTGGATATTTCAACGGTGGTATCTAAGCTGCGCGCCGAAGCTGACAAAGCTGAATTTGTCAGCCCAGATCGCTTTAAGATACTATCGCAGTTTGCGGACAACCTAGAAAGTCGCGCAGCTAAAATGGGCGGCGTCATCGACGCGGAAGGTCTTTACCTAGCACGCCGCGAAATGGGTAGCTTTGTAAGCAGCATTTTGAATACGTCTGACCCTAAAGCGTTGCGGCAGGGTACGTCACAACTTATCGCAGCCGCGCAACAGCCGATTGATGACGCTATTGAGGCGGCTGGCGGCGCGGGGTGGAAAGCGTATTTAGCAGAGTTCTCTGAAGGAATGAAGGCGATTGAGCGCCAACAGCTTCAGCGTGAACTTGCCAAGCTACCTGAAGCACGATTTGCCAAGGTAATGAAAGGGGAAGACCCTGACTTTGTTGAAAACATTTTAGGCCCCGGTCGGTACGACATCAACGCGGAATTGCAAGGACCTGTACTCACTACAGCTAAAAATCTGGGCCGCGATATTGAAGCGCAACGTGCGGTAGCGCAAACAGGGCTTGAAGACTTATCGCAATCGCAGCGTCTTTTGTTTAAGCAAGGCGCTACGACTAATGTCGGCGGTATGTTGGAGCCGCCCGTGTCAAATATATTCACGGCGGGTGCCCGTATAGCGGGGGGACTGCCGCACGTTTACGGCGGCGGCATAGCGGCTCAAGAGTTTGGCGTTCGGGCGGCGCAAAAAGCGTCGGAGAACACGATGCGTAACTTAGTCCCTGCGTTGGCGTCGCCGCGCCAAGCGGGCGAGTTGCTACGGGTGCGCCCCGCCGAAGATTATATCAGTAAGTTTCTGTATGGATCGAAAGCGCCGTCTGCCGCCAGACAGCAAGCCGTGGTTCAGACAGGTGTGGCTGCTATGACGCCGAAGACATTGGGTGAAGAATTTAACTTCCCTGACTTCGATCCTGAAACTGGCCAACCGCTGGTGAACATAGATTTTTCCGAAGGCTACGCCGTGCCGATATATGGTGACATACCCGAAAATAAACGGTTTAAAAACCTCAACGCTATGAGACGCTAACAATGACAACTATCGACCAGACCGAAGCTCGGCTCAACACACATGAGGAAATCTGCGCGTTGCGATATGATGGTATTTGCGCTCGGTTGAAGCGTCTTGAAAATGTCGGCATGTCTGTGGCTGGCACAATCATTGTGTTGCTGATTGGCATTTTAATGAAGATGAACGCATGAGCATCATACTAGGCCAACGCAGCCTGTCGCGGCTTGAGGGTGTCCACCCTGATTTGGTGCGCGTTGTCAAGAAAGCCGCAGCCGTGTCCGACCTTGACTTTACGGTGCTGGAAGGCTTGCGTACCACTGATCGCCAAGTGCAGTTGGTCAGGCAGGGCGCATCAAAGACAATGAACTCGCGTCACCTCACCGGACACGCCGTCGATCTGGCGCCGATGATTGGCGGCAAAGTATCATGGGATTGGCCGCTGTATCACCGGCTGGCTAAAATAGTAAAGTCTGCTGCCGCGGACGAGAAAGTCCCGCTCCAATGGGGCGGCGATTGGCGCACTTTCAAGGACGGCCCACACTGGGAACTGCCTTGGAAGTTTTACCCGAAAGGAAAATAATATGAACTATGTATCTTGGTTACTAAATCGTTTGAAAGAGCCTAGCACATACGCAGGCTTCGCCGGTTTGGCGCTGGCATTTGGTTTGTCTGACGCTGAATGGGCTGCTATCTCGGCAGCCGTGGCTGCTCTGGCTGGCGTTGCCGCCGTGTTCTTGGCAGAGAAGCCAGCCGCATAATGAAGTTCCTGACGGCCTTACTGGGTGTCCTAAACAAATTGTTGGGATTTTGGGTAGAGCATCGTTGGAAGCGGCAGGGCCGTCAGGAAACTATCAAGGAAATGAATGAGGCAATCAATGACCAAATTGCATTGGGTGAAGCTGCCATTGTCATTCCTGACGCTGACCGCGATGAGCGGTTGCGCGACCGTTTCGACCGTTCCCGTCAATAGCTATTGTGCTATTGCGAAACCCATCAGTTACGATGCAACAAAAGATTCATCAGAAACTGTCACAGAAATAGAGGCGCATAACAGCGTCTTTGTTTGTCTGTGTGAGGACGATTGCCCGAAAGGCAACTAAATGCCATCGACCATAACTTTTGACGAAGAACTGTATAAATATTGCACGCCTCGTCAACGTGAAGTTTTAGAAGCTATAGAACGCCTCGGCAGTGCGAGGGCCGCATCCGCTGAATTG